GGTTATAATATCTAACTGGTAATTCTTCACTTGCCCAATATAATATATCTTCATTTAGGTCACAATAACGCATGAACCGTCTTTCCAACAATGACCGATATACTATTTGTTTGGTATTCCCTACATACTTTTTAGGGTTGGTGGGTCTGTATAATCCTCTATAACTCTTTGCCATAATGTACCTACAATCTATATAAATATTACTAACAAGGATTATTTATATGCCATTTAGTAAATTAAGAAATTCACTCTCAAACTTGACAACACCATTTCTAGCAAATGCGTTAAACAACTTTGCTCAAAAGAATGGTGCTCAAGACGCAGGTAAGGTGGCAGCTCAATTAAGAAAAAGTGGACCATTTGATATTGATGACTCACCCTCTTCAAAACTAATTGAAAATCCATTATCATTTAATCCTGTACAATATCCACTAGACCTTGGCGACAATGGTCAAGGGCATTATATATTGTTTGAATCTGG